CCCAAAGAAGAGTCCGCTGAAAAGACGATCTCTGACAACGCAGACACAACAGAGGAGCCAGAGGAGAAATCTGAAGATTCCGCTGAAGATGTAGACAAGGAGGAGCCGGCGACTGAAGCCGATCCTAACGAAGAACCCGAGGAGAGCGAGGACACCGCCGCAGAAGATTCTGCTGGCGAAGAGGTTACGAAGGACAAGGTTCAGCGCAGGATTGATAAACTCGTTGCAAAACAGCGGGAGGCCGAAGAAAAGGCCCAGGCCGCCACTAGTGAGCTAGAGCAACTACGCACCGCCAAAGCGGACCTAGAAGCCCAGCTCAACCAGACCTCCCGCCCCGTTCTCTCCCCCACGGCCGACAACCCGTTGGCCGATGTGGACAGTGACGAGGCCCTTCAGCAGCGCATCCAGAATGCCCAAGCGGTTCGCCGGTGGGCGCTTCAGAATACGGACGGCGCCACGATCAAGCAGCCAGACGGCTCGGAGAAGTATATCGAGCCAGCCGAAGTAAAGGACTACTTGGTCAAGGCCGACGACATCCTGACCATCCACGTTCCGGCAAGGAAAGAGTGGCTGGCCCAGCGTGAGCCGGCGGTGCAAGCCGCCAAGAGCGTGTTCCCCGATCTATTCAAGGAGGGCAGCCAGCTCAACCAGGCTTACAAGGCCACAATCAAGCAGGCACCCGATCTCCTCAAGATCCCCCAGCACGAATACTGGGTCGGCCTCGCCCTCTACGGAGAGCAAGCCCTCATGGCCAAGCAGCAGACCGAAGCCGCCAAAGACAAGGCCAAGAAATCTGTGTCCGCGAAGAAAGAGAAAACCGTCACACCCGTCCAGCCCGTCAGCGCGCCCCGCTCTGCCACAAAGGGCAGCTCTACGGCTGCAAAAAGTCGGTTCTTCAAATCAAGCGGGTCCATGTCGGACATCGAGGACTTGGTGGGAGAACTGATCGGATAAACCCCATCACTTAGAAAACTTAAATACAATGTCTCAAGGTCTTGTTCACCCCGCTCCAGCGGGCTTGCGCGAAGATTTGGCTGACGTGATCTCGGTCATCGACCAGAAAAACACGCCTGTCACTTCCCGCATCAAAGCTGGCTCGGATCTCACCAATGGCTCTGTCTTCTCATGGCAGGCCGACAGCTACAACGACCCGTCGTTCGACGGCGTCCTCACCAACGCCGACGTTACCACGTTCGACGATCCCGCCAAAAACCGCGTCCTCCTTTCCGGCCGCGCCCAGAAGTTCCGCCGTTCCATCAAGGTCGATGACTTTGCCCAGAACGTCGATAACATCGCTGGCGTTGGCAAGAAGAAGGAAATGGCTCGCGGCGTTTCCCGCGCCCTCATCGAACTGAAGCGCGACATGGAAAGCGCCTTCTGCTCCAGCAACGATTCGCAAGAGCAGAGCGGCACCAACCCGTATAAAACTCGCGGCCTCGGCTCCTGGATTTCCAGCTCGGCCCAGACGGATCTCCCCGTCCCCGCGTCGTTCCGCACGCCGTCCGCTTCGATCAACACGACTGCTACCTCCTCTCTCACCGAGAGCGATGTCGCCGCCGTTCTTCAGAGCGTCTACGAGCAGACCGGCACCATCGACACGATGGATCTGGTCACTGGCCCGAACCTCAAGAAGCGCTTCAGCGAGTTCACCCGCTACTCCAGCGGCAGCAACACCGCTCTGAGCACCCGTCAATACACCGCTTCGCTCAATGACCGCACGGTCATCAGCACGGTGGACACCTACATCGGCGACTTCGGCACAATTAATCTGGTGCCGACCTTGTTCAATGCGAAGGACGCAGCCGCTGCCGTTCAGTCGGCCCGTGGCTACCTCCTTAACATGGACATGTTGGAGTCCCGGTATGGCCGTCGCCCCCGCTTCCAGGAGCTGGAAGACCAAGGTGGTGGACCGCGTGGCCTCGTTGATGCGATTGCCGCGTTGGTGTGCTGGAACCCGAAAGGCCTCGGCGAGTTCGCCGCGACTTCCTAGTAGCAACCTCAACTAAGGAATAATCGAAAACTATGAAAGTCTACGAACTGCCCGCAGAAACCAAAGCCGCCTTCGGCTACACCCACAAGGTCATCCTCGACCACAACGACCTGACCGACACCGACGCGGCCCAGACCATTAACCTCATCCCTGTGGTTGCTGGAACGGCCGTCAAGTCCGCTGCCACCCGCCTCGTCAGCGTGTTCGACAGCTCAGACACCGCGACTATCACCACCACGGTGGAGATTGGTCACAACGACACCACGGCGGACCCGAATGCGTTCATCACCTCGCAAGAGCTGAACCCGAGCGGCGACGAAGTGTTCTACAAGGTCAACCCGTCCACCACGCCCCACGCCTTCTTGGAAGGCACGGCAGCCTCGCCCAAGTATATCCAAGCGGCCTTCGCTTGCACCGCTGGCGACAGCTTGGCCGATCACAACACCGGCGAACTTGAGGTCTTCCTTGAGATCGTTGACGTGAACGCGCTCTAAGCGTCTTAACACTCTGCGGCCCCAGCAATGGGGCCGTAGCAGTTAGGATGTCAGACAATCTATGGTCAGAACTCGTCCTCGATCTCGGGGATGAGATGGCCGACGCGGTCAAGCAAGAGCTGATTGCCGGTTGGAACGCCGATGCTGTTCTCGCCGCCACCCGCCAACGCCAGATCGCCGAAGCCAGCGCGCGCATAGAGCAATGCGCCATCGAAGGCATCGGGCAGAAGGAGATGTCCATAGACGCTGACGCTTATTGGTCTTGGGAAGCAGCGGAACCGGGCTGCTGGAAGGACAGGGCCTTCCGCGACTGGTTCAAGAAAAAGAACCCAGAGACTGTTGTGCCTTATACCCCCCGCAAAACCACTGTCCTCATCTAATGATTAAAGCGCCCAAGCCCGAGGACATCACCAAGATCCTTTACGAGATCGACCAAGCCGACGCGGACGGCAGCCAATACGTTCAGCGCAAACTGCGCAACTGGAATACGCGGTTCTGCATCTGGCCAGGGCAAAGCGAGGATGGCCGGAAGTGGTCCGGCTCTCAAGGCAAGCAGCCCTGGCCCTGGAGTGGGGCATCCGATGTTCGTGTGCGTTTGGCCGACAATATCATTTCGGACAACACGGCCCTCCTCTGTAACTCCTTCTTCAAGAGCCGCGTGCAAGTCCAGCCCGTCGAGAGCATGGACGTGGACAAGCGCAATGCCGCTGAGACCGTGATGAAGTGGCTTATGTTCCAGCACTGTCTGGACGACCTTCGCCGCGAGGTAAAGCTGGCCGCCCAATTCCGCGAGACCTACGGCTTGGCCGTCATGGCGGTTGACTGGGTGCAGACCAGCCGCACCGAGATCAAGTCCTTCACCATCGAGGACGCGCAAGCAATGCTGGAAGAGTCGCAAGACCCCAACCTCGCCGCCCTTCTGGAAGTGGTCATGGACCCGCTGCAAGAGGAGACGGCCGCCGAACTCTTGGGGCAGATCGTCCCCGAATTGGGATCAACTGTCAAAGTTCGCCAGTTCCGCGACAAAGGATTCGTCGAGTGGGAGGAACCTTACATCTTTGAGAGTAAGCCGGTGTGGACCGCGCTTGAGCCGTGGGAGGATGTCATCTTCCCCATCCAGACCTTCAGCCTTCAGCGCGCCGCGTTCGTTGCCCGCAGAGAACTTCTCACTGAGGTGGAGTTGCGCGAGCGCGGCGCAGTTGAGGGCTGGGACGAGGAATGGATCGAAGCCGCCTCCAAGCACAAGGGCCAGCTCAAGCGCATCTCGCTCAACATCCACCGCACCGACCAGTTCCTCTACGAACAGCTCCGTGACATGTGCGAGATATGGCACGTCTACCGCAAGGAGAACGATCCCAAGACCAACGCCATCCGCGTCACTCGTTCGGTCATCAGCTACCATGTCCCTGACAAGGTCGGCGTGCATGAGCTGCTGCCCTATGCCCACGGACAATACCCCTTCATCGAACTCCCCCGCGAGCGCGCCACCCGCCCACTGCTAGAGGCCCGTGGCATCCCCGAGCTGGTGCAGACCGCGCAGGAAGAAATCAAGATCCAGCGCGACTTCCGCTCCGACCGGGCCAGCATCAGCATCCTTCCGCCCGTCAAAGTTCCCGCCAACCGTGGCAAGTTTGACCTCGTCCTCGGCCCCGGCATGCAAATCCCCGAACGCCGCCCCGGCGAGATCGAGTGGATGAACCCCCCTCGCCCCGACATGGGCAGCATCGAGGTGGAGGCCGCCACCCGCGCGGACGTGGACAATTACTTCGGCCGCATCAGCGATGCCGTCCCGCAGCAGCGCTACATGCTCCACACGCAGGAGCTAATCGACTCTTGGCTCATCGACATGAAGCTCTGCATCGCGCAGACCATGGCGCTGGCGCAACAGTATATGACTGCCGAGGAGGTCGCGCGGATTACCGGCAATGCCCAGTTGGCATTCAACGCATCGCCCCAAGACATCCGGGGCCGCTTCGACATTACCGCCGAGTTTGACGCGCGCCTCCTCGACAACGAAGCACTGGGCGCAAAGCTCGACTACTTGGCCAAAGTGCTCGTCCCGTTGGACAGCTTTGGCGTCATCGACCGCGCCGGCCTTGTGAAATACATGTTCCAAGCCGTTGACCCGAATCTCGCCGGCCTCTTGGTGCAAGACATCGGCGCCGCCACCGCCGCCGAGCAAGAGGACGAACAAACAGCCTTCGCAAAAATCGCCGCAGGCACCGAACCGCCGCTCAAGGAGGGCGGCCAAAACGCCCAAGTCCGCCTGCAAACCTTGCAGACCATCATCCAAAGCAACCCCGCCGTCCAGCAGCGTTACCAGCAAGACGAAATCTTCCGCAGCATGATCGACGCGAGAGCACAAGCCTTCCAGTTCCAGCTTCAGCAGCAGCAAAACGCAGTCATCGGCCGCACCGGCGCCCAGCCCGCGCTGCAAAAGATGGCCCAAGACCAGCAGCTCGGCATGACCGCCCAACCCGCCGCCTGATTATAGCGAAGTTAATCAGTTTACAAAGAAAGACTAAACTCCGTGCATCCCAATATAAACGTCCGCAACGTCGCCGGCCTCAACATCCCACAGCACGACCACGTCGCCCTCGCCTACGTTGGCACCACCAACAACCTCGCCACCGTGACCTACAAGGAAGGCGGCAGCGGCGGCCAGACGGTCGCCACGTTGACCTTCACCTATACAACCAACCCGCCGACCACCGATGACGCGGACATCGCCACCGTGACCCGCTCCTAATGGCTATTCGCTTCAATCCGCTGACAGGCAACTTCGACTTCACCGGCTCCGGTGGAGGCGGCGGCGGATCTGCCTTCTTCGCCGGCGAAGTGGCAACCTATGCGGATCTCCCGCTGGACGGCACGGCGGCCCTCGATAGCCGCTGGCTGGTCCGGTCGAATTCTGGAACGTGGCCTTTCAGCTCCTACAAACAGGCTGGCGTCTATGTGCGCAAAGCCATCGTCGGCGCCTCCCGCGACAACGACTACCAGCTCACCGACACGTCTTTCTTCGACGTGATGTCGGACGATAAGTTTTTGGTTTTCGACAACAGCGATGCGACCAAGGCGCTGGCCTTCAATGTCGGCGCCAACGTCCCCACGTCCAGCACCGTCACACTAACCGTCCCCGCCAGCTCTGGAACTATCGCGCTGACCTCCCAACTGACCGAAACCAAAGTCTACACCGCCAACGACACTTGGACAAAACCCGCCGGCGCCAAGCTCGTCCACGTCTTCATCGTCGGCGGCGGCGGCGGCGGCGGATCTGGCCGTCGCGGCGACAATGCAACCAACGCGGGCGGCGGTGGCGGCGGCGGTGGCGGCGGCATGTGGGTCGGCTGGGTTGATCCCGGTCAGCTCGGCCCTACCGAAACCGTGACCATCGGCGCGGGCGGCGCCGGCGGCGGCAACCGCGCCAGCAACAACTCAGATGGTCTTGGCGGGACGGCTGGAAGCCAAACATCGTTTGGCACCATAGCAGCACCCGGCGGCGGCAACGGCGCCGCTGGAACCAGCAGCGCGGGCGGCGGCGGCGGCGGGACGGGCGGCTCCGACAACGTCACATTTTACGGAACCACAAGCGCCCGCGGCTCCGGCGGCACCGGCGGTTTCACGTCCAACGCCTCCGCTTCATTGACCCGCGTTTTCTTCCCGCCCGGCGGCGGCGGCGGCGGCGGCAAAGCCAGCACTACCTATTATCTCGGCGGCGCAGGCGGCGGTGTGGGAACAACAACATTTAGCACCGCTGGGAAATCCGCAACGACCAATGCGGCAGGAACCAACGGCACCGCATCATTTCAAATCATCGGCGTCGGCGCCAGCGGCGGCAGCCCCGGAGCATCCGGCCAAGGCAATATCGGCGGCGACGGCTTCCTTGGCAGTGGCGGCGGTGGCGGCAGCGCCTGTCTCAACGACGCAGGTGGCACCAACACCGGCGGCGCTGGCGGCAACGGCCTCGTCATAGTGACAACCTATTTCTAACGATGATTGAGAAATACGCCATCCTCGATCAAGCCAACGGGCACCTCGTCAACGTCGTCCTCTGGGACGGCGACCTGTCCAAGTGGCAGCCGCCCGCTGGCACATCCGCCGTCCGCTTGGCCGACATCGACCTCGCCACACTTCCGCCCGCACCGGCGCCGGAAGCTGGTCCTGTCACCGCCGCCGAATGGGTAGACGCCCAGCAATTTTCGGGAAATCGCACGACGACCATGTTGTATTTGAAATTGCAACTCGATGCGGCAGGCAAGTCCTCGCCGAAGTTGGCGAGCGTGCAGGCGTGGCTGGATGGCATGATCGTCGCGGGCGTGACGCAGCCAG